GCATCGAGAGCGGCGAGCTGCTCTCGGAGCGTCGGCATAAACCGTTGGTGAGGCGCCGGCAGGTCGGCATGTACGTCGCCACCCGGCTCACCATGGCCTCGATGCCGATGATCGGACGGGCGTTCGGCGGGCGGGATCACACGACGGTGCTGCATGCGCAGCGGGTCGTCGAGGCGCTGATCGGCCGCGGTGGCGAGATCGCCGACGACGTCGAGACGATCGCCTCGGCCGTGGTGGCGACGGCGACGGTCGGCCGTCTGCGGCCGGGTCTGACGGTCGATGTCGACCCCCTCCAACTGGCGATGGAGATCGTCGCCGGCGGCGCCGATGCGATGGTCGTCCCGGCGGTCGATCTGGTGGCGATCGCCCGGTGCCTCCTCGGCTACGGCATCAGGCTCGGCGCCGTCTCGGTCGACGGGGCGACCGTTCCGGGGCCGGAGATCTGTCCGATCTCCGTGCCGGACGCCTCGCTCGCCGCCGCCGTCGGCGACCTGCTCACCGCCCGGGATCGCATGCGCGCCGCCGTCTACACGGCCCACGAGAGATCCACGCGAGACGCATTCGAGGCAGCGATCCTCCGCCTCGAGGACATCAACAACCGCCTTTCGAAGGGACTCTGAGATGACCGAAAAAACCTATGCCACGCCCATCCGAGAGATCGCCGGGAAACGTTATGTCACCAACTCGAAGGGCGCCCTGGTGCCGGTCGAGACGGTGAAAGCACAGGACCTCCTCATGGACGAGGTGGTCGGCAAGATCTTCGACTTCGCGAAGGACCTCTCGGGCCAGATCTCGAGGTTCAAGGAACACACGTTCGCCGACATCTCCGATTTTCAGGAGTTGCTCGAGCAGGAGTACGGCGCCCGCGCCGGCGGGGCGAAGGGAAACGTCACCCTGACGTCCTTCGACGGGTTGAAGAAAGTGGCGGTTCAGGTGGCCGACCGGATCGACTTCGGCCCCGAACTGCAGGTCGCGAAGAAGCTCGTCGACGAATGTCTGATCGAATGGTCGGCCGACGGTCGCGCCGAGCTGCGCTCGATCGTCAATCGTGCCTTCGCCGTCGATCAGGCCGGAAAGATCAAACAGGCGGAGTTGTTCTCGATCCTGCGGCTGGAGATCGAAGACGAGCGTTGGCAGCGCGCCATGAAGGCGATCCGCGACTCGATCCGAGTGCTCGGCACCAAGGCCTACGTTCGCTTCTACGAGCGCTCGGTCGCCGAAGCGCCGTGGCTTCCCGTCTCTCTCGACATCGCCGTCGTCTGAGGAGGGTCCGACCATGGGGTGGTGGCTTCTCTCCGTATTCGTGGCGGCGTCTGTCGGCGCCACGGTGGGCTTCTTCACTCGCGAGATCCTCGGAGCCGGCCGATGAGCTGGATCTCCCACTCCGTCCCGCGGGAGGCGGAGGACCCGCCTCCCGAGCCGCCCTCGGAGATCGCCCGGCTCGAAGTCGAGCGGGCGGCTCTCCAGGCATCGGTCCGCCGCGGCATCCGCTCCCAGAGGCAGGAGCGGATCCTCCGGCGGATCGCCGAGATCACCAGAGAGATCCTGACCCATGGGAGCTGACGATGAAACGCACCTTCATAGCGATTGGGCGGCCAGTTCCGCGGGGCTGCACCTTCTTTAGACGATGCCGGTCCTGTGCCGGCTGGGACGGTGGCGCCGAGCTGACCGGTCCGTGTCTCATCCAGGGTCACGCAACAGGACGAGACACGGCCGCTTGCAACGACTTCGTGCTTTGGCCGTCGCTGGGGGAAAAGAGATGACCCGCGCCCTGCTCGCCAAGGTCCACATCGCGAAGAAGGAACTGGCGCTCTCGGACGAGAGCTACCGGGCGATCCTGTCTCGCGTCACCGGTCACGAGTCCTCCGCCGATTGCAGCGAGGGGCAGCTGGAGCGGCTGTTCGTCGAATTCCGGCGGCTCGGGTGGGCGCCGCAAAAGGGCACCCGAGCACCCGCGCCGAAACATGTCCGCCTGATCTACGCGCTCTGGAAGGAGGCCGGGGTCGTGGGCGCCGTCGCGAATGCGACGAAGGAAGCGCTGAGGGCGTTCGTCCTCCGTCAGACGGGCAAGGCGGCGCCGGAGTTCTGCACGCCCAGCGACGCAAACCGAGTGTCGGAGGGGCTCAAGGCGATGATCCGGCGGGCAGGAGAGCGGCGGTGAACGAGATCCAGATCTTCGCCGCGGACACCGAGATGAAGCGCCAGCTCGATCACATGGATCGAGAGGAACTCCGCGAACTGGCGGATTACCTCGGTCCGTACCTGCTCCGCTTCAGCAGGCTGCACCTGTCGTGGTGCGTCGCCAGCGCCCGGGCCGCCGTCGCCCGTCGGCGCCAGGGGCAACTGGGGGAGCGAGCCGAAGCCTCGTACCAAGCCTACGCCGATGCGTCAGCGCGCCTGCTGAAGGCCGCATCGCGGCTGAGATCCGTCAGATCGGCCAAAGCGGAGGTCGAGGCGGCGCGGCTCTGGGAGACGTACCAGAGGCATCGGAAGATGGCGGAGCGGGCGAGAGCGAACGCCGACCGTCTGCGGGAGGAGGAGGACGCCTGCTGGCGCGCGCTCGGGGAGGTGTTGCGGTGATCTGGCCCTTCGAGCCTCTTCCGCTGTTCGGCTTCGACCTCGCGGTCATCGACTGCCCATGGTCGTTCGACCTCTACAGCGCCAAGGGCGAGGGAAAGAGCGCCCAGGCGCACTACGACGTCATGTCGCTCGACGAGATCGCGCGCCTGCCGGTCGGCCAGCTCGTCGGCGCCGACGCGTGGCTGTTCCACTGGGCGACGGCGCCGTTGTTGCCCGAGGCGATCGAGGTGATGCGGGGGTGGGGCTTCGTCTACGTCACCCGGCTGACGTGGCGAAAGGTCACGAGGGCCGGCAAGGTCCGGATGGGGCCGGGCTACGTCGCCCGCACCTGTGACGAGACGGTGCTCGTCGGCCGGATCGGCCGCCCCGCCTATGCCAAGGCGCTGCCGTCGATCTTCGACGGCGTCGCCCGCGAGCATTCGAGGAAGCCTGAAGAGTTCTTCAAACTGATCGAGGCGTTCGCCCCGGCGGCCCGGCGCGTCGACGTCTTCGGACGGGCGCAACGGGACGGCTGGACCGTGTGGGGTCGCGAGTCGACCAAGTTCGGGAGCATGCAATGAAGCGCACTCTTCCTGTCGACGTCACCGACAGCGCCGTCCTCCGTTGGTTGGAGCTGATCGAGCGGTTCGACATCGACGATCTCCGGGCGCAGATCGCCGAATACGGGGCGATCGGTTGCGAGATGGGCGCGAAGACGGTCGTGGTGGGCGCCGGCAAGCTGGTCCTCGCCGACAACCGCGTCATCACCGTGCTCCGTCGCGGCGACTATCGCTCCACGCTCATGGGCTCCCTCCAGGTGGAGATTGCCGGCGAGATCGAGATCTACGTCCGCCCGAAGCGGAGGCGCCGGAGATGAGCGAGGAGCTGCGCCACCTCCCGATCCTGCTCGCCGAGCTGGCGGCCGTCGCCGGTATCTGCCGCGCGCTCCAGTTCGCGTCGGATTTCGGCGGGCGACGCATCAAGGTGCCGTTCCGCATGGGCGACGATCACGCGATCGTCGTGTCGCTCGGTCGCGTCGGTGCCGATCGGCTCGCCGAGCTGCACGCCGGCGATCACGTCGTCATCCCATATGGACCGACCGGTTCGACCGCCGAAGCGCGACGTCGTCTGGCGAAAGCGTTGATCGGTGGCGCATCCATCAATGGTGCTGTCGCCGCATCCGGGCTCCATCACCGCACAGCGCAGCGAATGCGGAAGCGCATCAAGGATTCCGGCCAAGGGTCACTTTTCTGACCTCTCGACGATGCGCAGCGGTCGTCGTAGGCTGAGCCCTCCGCACATCGAGTGATCGTCATATGTCGCCCTTGCGGAGGCGACATCTGCCGTACACGCGCGCGCGAGAGAGACGCGCCATGGTCGACCCACGAATTCCGGGATTTCCGGTTCGCGGTAGTCGAGGCCCCTGATGTACGCTCCGCTCCCCGCCCAATACGGCTGGCTCGCCCGCGAGGAGAGCCCGCGCATCCTGGTCACGATGCTCGGCCTGCACGGACTGCGTGAGGGTCGCGACGACGCGATGATCGTGCGCATGGCGCGCGAAATCGGCGTCTCCGACTACCGGTCGAGCGCGATCCCGTGGTGTGGCATCGGCCTCGGCTATGCCGTCCGGCTCGCCGGCTACGACCTCCCCGCGATCCCGGAGCGCGCCTCGTCCTGGGCGACCTGGGGCGATGCCGTCGACGAGCCGATGCTCGGCGACGTGCTGGTCTATCGCCGGGTCGGCGGCGGACATGTCGGTGAGTACGTCGGCGAGGATGCCGAGAGCTACCACGTGCTCGGCTGCAATCAGGGCGACAGCTGCTCGATCTCTCGGTTCGGCCGCGCCCGGTGGACGGGGACCGGAGCCTTCGGCGTCGTCGCCGTCCGTCGCTCGCCCTGGCGCATCGCCCAGCCCGCCAACGTCCGCAAGATTTTCCTCGACGCCGCCGGCCCGACCGGCGCGTCGGTCGTGTGAAGGAGAGACCCATGAAGACGATCGACGCCACGTCCGACGATCGCACGGCCAACAATGCAGTTCGTCACGAGTACCGCGTGCTTTCGGAGGCCGAGAAGGAGAACATGCTCTGCATCAAGGATCTCGGGGCGCAGTTTCTGACGCACCTCGACGGGCTCGGTGCGTCGCGCGAGCTGTCGATCGCGCGGACCAAGGTCGAGGAAGCCGTCATGTGGGCCGTGAAACACATCACGGCCGTCCTGGTTCTCGCTGCGATCGTCGTTGTCGCTCTCGCTCCGCCTGTGCTCGCCGGCGACGGCACGGTGACGATCCCCTGGGGCGACTGGATCGCCGACGGTGCGCAGACGCTGGCGTCGCTCTGTCTCGCGGCGTTGTCGTGGGTGCTCGCCCGGTGGGCGCCGCAGTGGGTCCGGATGCAGCTCACCGAGCAGCTCCTCTCGCGTGCGGTCGACTACGGGATCGCCGTCGTCGCCGGCGCGGCACGGGGCAAGGTGCTCGACATCCCGGTCGCCAACGAGGTGATTCGCGAGGCCGCCGCCTACGCGGTCGCCAACGCGCCGGCGACCGCGAAATGGCTCGGCGCGACCCTGGAGCCCAAGTTGCTCGCGCGGCTCGGAGCGGCCGGTCACCTGCCGGAGAACGCCGTCCGAGTGCCGTCGTCGTGAGCTGGCGGATCTGGATCGGCCTCGCTCTCCGAGCGGCGGTCGATTGGATCCTCGGCCGGCAGCGTGAGGCGCGGGCCGAGGAGATCACGAGGGAGGCGGGCGTTGCGACGGCCGCCGCGGAGACGGGATCGGTGGTGGCGGAGGTGGCGGATGAACAAGCGCATGCTGCTGCGGCTCCTCCAGATCCTGCCGATCGTCTGGCTGCCGAGCTGCGCGCCCGAGCGGCGCGTCTCGCCGGCACCTGTCGTCCGCCTCGTTGAGGCCGGCCCGAGCGACGCGGAACGCCGCGCCGAGATCCTCCGACACCTTCGGGCGATCTGTCCGCAACCGATGACGGCGGCCGAGCTGACGCGGGCCGCCGACCATCTCGAAACCCATCCCGATGCGCTGTGGTTGATCCAGCGCCTCGATCTGGCAGACCGTCAGGCGCGGATCTGCCGAGGAGAGCCGACATGACGCGATATCGCAGCGCCGCCCTCCGGGCCGCCTCGACCGCCTTCGACTTGGTCGCCGGAGCGATCTTCGGGGCGATCCTCCTGCTCGGCCTCGTCGCGGTCGGGATCGTCACGGCTCGCGAGGCCAGATCCGAGCCGCTGCCGCTGGCCGGGGCGACGATCGAGACGGCGTTCGCGCCGGGACGGGAGCCGGCGGCTCTGGTCGCGCGGGCGATCGGCGACGGCCGGCACGAAGTGCGCATGATGACGTATCAGCTCACCAACGGCGTCATCATCAACGCGCTGAGGGCCGCTGCCGGCCGTGGCGTCGACGTCGCGGTGATCGTCGACGAGGCGACGTGCAAGGCCCGCCGCTTCCCGCCGGTCGCCGACGTGCTCCACCGCGCCGGTGTCGGGGTGAGCTGCGACGGCCGACATCCCATTCACCACAACAAGGTGGTGCTGATCGATGGCACGTCGGTGGTGACGGGGTCGTTCAACTTTTCCCCGAGCGCGGAGAAGAACGCGGAGAACACGAACTGGATCAGGAACGCGCCGGCTCTCGCGGCGATCTACCGCCGGGTCTGGGAGGAGCATCGGGCGCACTCCGAGCCGATGGCGAGGGTGCGGTGATGGATCCCGCGACGCTCAATCCGTGGGTCGTGCTCGCCGTCGGCATCATCGGCCTCGGCTCCACCATCTGGAACATCTTCTCGAAGCCCGGCGCCCGGGCGCAGGCGTCCGTCGATCTGCTCGCCGGCAAGGTCGAGGCGATCGAAGAACGCCTCGCGGTGATCGAAACCAACATGGAGCACCTGCCCGATCGGGACGCGACCCATCGGCTGGAGCTGGCGATCGCCAAGCTCGAGGGACGCTTCGACGCGCTCGACGAACGCCTGAAGCCGGTGGCGGCGATGGCGAGCAGGTTCCAGGACTACATGCTGAGGGAGCGCTGACATGTCCGACTTCGTCGATCAGTACCGGGCGGACGCGCGGCTGATCATCCTGCGCAAGCTCGCCGAATGGCCGGACGGCTCGCTCTCCTCGAAGCATCTCCAGCGCGAGCTGTTCACCTTCGCGGTCAACGAGGATCGCGAATGGGTCCACGAGGAGATGCGCTACCTCGCGAAGTTCGATGCCATCCGCGTTTCCGAAGCCGGGTCGGTCCTGATCGGTACGATCACGCCGAAGGGCCGGTCGCACCTCGCCCGGCGCCTCAAGATCGGCGGCGTCGACTGGCCGTCCGAACCGATCATCACCGAGTGAGGGACCGATGGCGCCCCGCGAAACCGGGCGAGGCCGGATCTCCTCGATCGACCGGCTTCCCGAGTGGTGCGACGACGCCGTCCGTGGCGCCTTCACGGCGCTGAAAGAGAACAAGCTCACCCAGCTCGAGATCCTCGACCAGCTCAACGGCGCGATCACCACCGCGGCCTGGGCGCAGGGGATCACCGACGCCGACGCGATCCCGCAGATCAGCCGGTCGGCGTTCAACCGCCGCTCGCTCAGGTTGGCGAAGATGGGACGGCGTCTCGAGGAGACGCGCGAGATCGCCGCGATCCTGACGCCGAAGTTCGAGGGCGAGAACGCCGAGCAGATCACCCTGCTCCTCGCCCAGACGATCAAGAGCCTCACCTACGAGATGCTGGAGAGTGCCGGCGACCTCGGCGCCGACGGCGAGACGGCGGAGATGCTGATGTTCGCCTCGCGTGCTCTGAAGCACGCCGAGGAGGCGCAGCGGATCTCGGCCGACACCAAGGCGCGGATCCTGCGCGACTTCACCGAGAAGGCCGAGAAGACCGTCGATGCCGTCGCCAAGGCGAAGGGCCTCAGCGCCGAGACCGTCGAGACGATCAAGGCGAACATCCTCGGGATCAGGGCGAAGTCATGAGCCTCCCTGGATCGAGCCGACTGGTGACCAAGGAAGAGTGGGCCGAAGCGCGCCGCCTCTCGATCGACGTGGTGCCGGAGCTGCACGCGGACGGGCGCTTGCCCGACCTTCTCCTCGCCTACCAGGGCAAGGGGATCGAGATCCTCGACGACCCGACCTGCCACGTCCTGGTGGTCGAGAAGAGCCGGCGCATCGGCTACACCTGGGGGCTCGCCGCCCACGCCGTCCTCAAGGCATCGCGGACCAAGCAGGCCCGCGGATCCGACGTGATGTACATCTCCTATTCCCAGGAGATGACCCGCGAGTTCGTCGACGCCGCCGCCATGTGGGCGCGGGCCTTCGCCCTCGCCGCCGCGGCCGAGGAGGAGTTCTTGTTCGAGGACGCGGATCCGGACGATCCGGCCGAGACCCGACAGATCAAGGCGTTCCGAATCCGTTTCGCCTCCGGCTTCGAGATCATCGCGCTCTCGTCGGCACCGCGGACGTTGCGCGGCAAACAGGGTCTGGTGATCATCGACGAGGCGGCCTTCGTAGAATCCTTGAAGGAACTCTTGAAGGCGGCTCTCGCCTTCCTGATGTGGGGCGGCCAGGTCGTCGTGGTCTCCACCCACAACGGCGCCGAAAACCCCTTCAACGAACTGGTCCAGGACATCCTCGCCGGGCGACGGCCCTACCGCCATCTGCGGATCGACTTCGACGACGCTTTGCGTGACGGCCTCTACCAGCGCATCTGCCTCGTCACCGAGCGCGAGTGGTCGCCGGAAGCCGAGGCCGCGTGGCGCGCCGAGATCATCGCCTTCTATGGGGATGGGGCGGACGAAGAGCTGTTCTGCACCCCGGCGGAAGGCACCGGCGCGTGGTTGCCGGGACCGCTGATCGAGGCGCGGATGCGCGACGGCGTGCCGATCCTGCGGTGGGAGCTGCCGGCCGACTTCCTACACCGACCGGCGCTGGTCCGCCGGTCGATGGTGGCGAGATTCACGGCGGAGGTCGACGAGGCGCTCGCTCGGCTCGACTTACAGCTCCAGCACGCGATGGGCTTCGACTTCGCCCGCGTCGCCGACCTGTCGGTGATCTGGGTCCTCGCCATGAGCCGCACGACCCGGCGCGAAACCGCGCTGGTGATCGAGATGCGGCGGGTGCCCTACGACGAGCAGGCGGCGCTGACCGTCCGCGTCATCCGCGGACTGCCCCGCTTCATGGCGGCGGTGTTCGACGCCACGGGATCCGGCGAATACTGCGCCGAGCATGCGCAGCGCGCCGTGTCGATGGTCGCCTGCATCGCCCAGAAGCTCTCGGTCGAATGGTACCGGACCGAGATGCCGCCGCTCAAGGCCGCGTTCGAAGACGACATGATCACGGTCCCGAAGGATGCGGAGATCCTCTCCGACCTCCGGCTCGTGCAGACGATCCGCGGCGTCGCTCAGCCGCCGGCGGTGAGGGTCGGCGGCGAAGGCAAGAAGAGGCACGCCGACGCAGCGGTGGCGCTGGCGCTCGCCTATCACGCGACCCGCGTCGCCGTCGTCGAGTACGGCTACATGACCGCCGCCGACCTCCGCCGCGAGGAAGGGGGCGACGAAGACGACAGCAACGACAACGAAGAAAACTGGGTGCCGAAGTGAGACAGAGCCAGATCCTCGGGCCGGACGGCCGGCCGGTCTCGTCCAAGAGCCTCTCCGAAGAAATCGCCACGCCGACGGTCGCCGGCGTCCGGCGCATCGCCGAGGAGCGGATCTCCACCGGCCTCACGCCGGAGAAGCTCGGGACGATCCTGCGCGACGCTCAGACCGGCGAGGCCCGCGCCTACCTGACGCTCGCCGAGGAAATGGAAGAGCGGTATCTCCACTATGCCTCGGTGCTGATGACGCGGAAGCTGCGCGTCGCCGGTGTGGCGCCGACGGTCGAGGCGTCGAAGGACATCCCGACGAAGATCGTCGATGCGGTCCACGAACTGGTCGAGGACGAGGCCTTCCTCGAAGGCGTGGAACCGCTGCTCGACGGCATCTCCAAGGGCTACAGCGCCGTCGAAACCGCCTGGGACTATCGCGACAAGCTCCTGCGCCCGGTGCGCTTCACGTGGCGCGATCCGCGCTACTTCCAGTTCGATCGGCTCAACCTCAGCGAACTGCGTCTCGCGGTGGATGGTTCGATCGACGGGGAGGAGTTGCCGCCGGCTCGCTTCATGGTCCACATGCCGCGCATTCGGATGGGCATTCCGATCCGGCGCGGTCTCGCCCGGCCGGCTGCCTGGGCCTACATGGTGCAGTCGTTCACGCTCCAGGATTGGGCGGCGTTCTGCGAGGTGTACGGCATGCCATTTCGCGTCGGCAAATACGGCGCCGGCGCGAGCGAGGCCGACAAGCGCAAGCTCCTTCGCGCCGTTTCGTCGATCGCCAACGACGCCGCGGCGATCATCCCGGAGAGCATGCTGATCGAGTTCCACGCGGTCGCCGGCACCCAGGGCGAGAAGGTGTTCGGCTCGCTGATCGACTACACCGACGACAAGGTCAGCCTCGTCACCCTCGGCCAGACCATGACGTCGAAGGACGGGTCGAGCTACGGTCAGGCCAAGATCCACGACAAGGTGCGCATCGACATCGCCCAGGCCGACGGCCGCCAGCTCGGGCGCACGGTCAATCGCGATCTCATCCGCTGGTTCGTCGCCTTCAATTTCGGGCCGCAACCGGCCTATCCGAAGGTCGAGTGGCCGATCACCGAACCAGACGATCTCGATGCGATGTCGAATGCGGTCGCCCGGCTCGTGCCGTTCGGGCTCAAGGTTCGACAGGACGAGATCCGCGATCGGTTCGGCTTCTCCGAGCCGCAGCCCGACGACGAGTTGCTGACGCCCGCGGCCACGCCCAAGCCGCCGATCGCCGAGCCGCCCGCGTTACCGGCACCGAAGCCGAAGCAAGCCCTGCCGCCGGTGACGAAGCCGGCCCGGCTCGCGGCGCACGTCGCCGGGTGCCGCTGCGGCGGGTGCCTGCGGGTCGACCTTCTCGCCGGCCGGGAGCTGCGGGCCGATCCGGTCGCCGACGGGCTCGACGACGTCGAGGCGATGCTCGAGGAAGCCCTCGCCGATTGGGAGGACATCTCCGATCCGCTGCTCGATCCGCTGCGCGAGGTGATCGAAAAGGCGACGAGCTTCGAAGAGGCGCTCGCCATGCTGGAGGCGCGGGGACCGGACGGGACCAAACTCGCCGAGGCGCTGGCGACCGCCACGACGATCGCCCGGGGCATCGGCGACGTGAAGGATTGAGCCCATGGCCGAGGTCAAGCGCGGGTTCGCCACGCCGCCGGAGGTCACGAGGTATTTCGAAGATCGCGGCTGGAAGCCGAGTTTCGCACATCAAGACGTCTTCGGCGCGGAGCACGCGACCGCATTCTCGGTTGCCAAGGTCACCGAACTGGAGCTTGGAACGCTCTTCAAGAGTTCGATCGGTCGGGCACTGACCGATGGTCAGGGCTTCGAGAACTGGCGCAAGGGCATCGTCGACGAGCTGCGCAAGGCGGGCTGGGGCAAGCCGCGGCTGGTCGAGGATCCCACGGGCGAGCAACCGCCGAAGCTCGTCGACTTCACCGCCGAGCGGCGGCTGCGGACCATCTTCTGGGGCAACACCGCCTCGGCACGGGCGGCCGGGCAATGGGAGCGGGCGCAGCGGTCGAAGCGGGCGCTGCCCTATTTCTTGTATCTCCACACGGTCTCGGCGAACCCGAGGAAGGATCATCTCCAGTGGGTCGGCCTGATCCTTCCGGTCGACGATCCCGTGTGGGCGGCGATCTTTCCGCCGAACGGCTGGCACTGCAAATGCGCCGTGCGGCAGATCTCGCAGCGCGAACGCGACGAGCTGCTGGCGCGGCCGTGGAAGGAGGACGACGTCGTCCGCTACACGGCCGAGGCGCCGGTGATCGAGATGCGCACCTGGACCAACAAGCGGACCGGCGAGATCCTCCGCGTGCCCGCCGGCTGCGATCCCGGCTGGGGCGGCAATCCCGGCCTCGCCCGGGTCAAGGGCGTCATGCGGACGCTCGAACAGTCGCTCGTCGAAGCGGCGCCGGCGGACGCGACGCGGACGCTCGAGGAGTTGTGGCAGAGCCCGTGGACCCAGGTCGTCTCCCGCCTGCCGGAAGCGGAGGCGAAAGAGATCTGGATGCCGGCGGGTGTCTCGAGGGACCTGCAGGCGGCGGTCGGCGCGAAGTCGCCTCTGGTCTCGATCAACGGCGCCGACATCGTGGCGAGGGCAAACCACGACGGGCGCTACAAGGATGGGCGCGGCTTCGAGGATCTGGCGACACTGCCGCGGGTCATCGCCGAGGGAACCATCGTTCCCGATGCTTCGCCGGGGCGCCGCGGCATCCTCGGCGAGATCTCCGGACGCTGGTGGCGCGCCGTCACGACGCGGTCGGCGAACGGCTTTCTGCGCATCATCTCGATCCACCGCCGTGACGCGGCGGCGGCGAAGAGGGCGATCGAAGCGGTGAGGGAAAGGTGACGCGCGGCGAGGAGGGGCCGACCCTTGCGGGGATCCTCACTTGGCGGCTGATTTGCACGGACTTCGCCGCCGCACGTCACGACGTGAATATGGGCTCGTGCGGGCCGGAAGGCAAGATCGCCACAGACGGCCGCTGACGGGCGTCACTCTCCTTCGGGCTCCATCCAGCCGTCCCCGACCCACGACCCCGCTCCATATTCTTCAAATGGCCTTCAACGGCGAAGGTGCGGGGAGAGGCTGGCGCGACATCGACGCCGGCGATAAGGTGACGTTGTTTCCCCCGTCCCGGATTTCTCGGTAGGCGACAGCTGTCGTCCACGACGCTCGGTCTCGCCGCCGGCATGGTCGGGGCATGTCGAAGCCCCTGATCGCCACCTCCGCCACCTGTTGTCTTGCCGTCGCCGCGCTCGCCGACGAGCCGCCGAGGCGCATCACGATCTTCACGGTCGGCGGAACGATCCGGACCCGCGACGGCCGCACCTATCGGATCGACCTCGCCCGGCTCGCCGCGCGGTTTGCGACGGACGGCGTCAAGATCCCGATCGACATCAACCATTCGACGGAGCACCTCGCCCCGCGAGGCGAACGGGCGGATCCGGTCGGTTGGGTCACCGCGGTCGAACTGGCCGGCGGTGCGCTCTACGGGGAAGTCGAGTGGCTCGACCCGGCCGGCGCCGTGAAGCTGCTGCGCACCTACCCCTACGTTTCCCCCGCGTTCCCGGCGCCGAAGGGCGAGGCCGAATGGCTGAAGTCCGTGGCGCTCGTCGCCTCGCCGGCACTCGGCAACCAGCCGGCGCTCGCCGCCGCCGATCCCGAACCCCAGGAGCCCCTCATGAAGACCGTTCTCGCCGCGCTCGGCCTCGCCGAGACCGCGTCGGAGGCCGAGTGCCTCGCCGCCGTCAACGCGCTCAACGTCAA